ATAATCACCTGACTCGATAAAATCATTATTAGTTAAAACTTGTCCGTTATAAAGAAGATCTATTTTACCAGGGACATATCTTTTTTCCGTGTAAAATACCTGGTTATTACTATCCTTTACTCCTATAAGGTCATCAGCAAATTCTATACAAGAACTACCAACATATGTTATCCTGGAACCAGGTCTTCTTAACGTTATCATAACAATACTATCTCAAAATAAAAATGGCCAATATGAAAAGTTCACGTTTTAACTCTATAGCAATAAAGTAAAGTAAACCACTCCAAACATTGGCCATTCTCAACACCTTCTATGATTTATTTTTTATTTACATCTTTGTTATCAGTGCCTGTTTCTTCGGTGTTAGCGGAGGTCTCGTCTTCTTTTTCCCTTGCTTCCTTTAATTGTTTCATAGTTTCCTGTCGTGCGAGATCTCTTTCGGCCGCAGCCACCATATTTTCTATAAGATTTATGATAGTTTTTTCATTTAATCTAAGTTGATTTATTTCACCTTGAATTATATGAACTTGTTTGACCTTAGCATCAATGTCTTGCCTAAAACGATCTAACAAAGCTACCACAAACCCTACCTCTTCTTTGCCTAAAACGCCTTTATCTTCAGCTTTAACTATAACTTGCCTTAATTTATTTCTTTCTGCCCTATCCTGTAACATTATTCCTCCAAATCTTTATTAATTATTGACGTACCACATAAGTAATATTTCTTCCAGCTTGTATATTGAATCTAAAAGTTATACCAGAAGCCGTAGTTTCAGCATAATCCCTATCAGCATTAGCACCATTAACACCAGTATCAGCGGCCAACAACTGACCATCAACATACACGTCCATGTTCATGCCCTCTCGGCCCGCTGTTGAGCTTGGGGTATAAGTTATTGAATATGGTAATGGATGTTCTACGTTTTTACTAATAAGAGAAGCGGCTGATTCAACATATTTATCGCCAGACGACGCCGTAACAGAATCAGCAACATCTTTCAAGTTAGTATCAAGAGCTTCTAATGCAGCTGTGATAGTCCAACCATCAGTAATGTAGTTTTCTTCTGAGTATAATCTGTCACCAATACCATCATTTAAATCATTAATGGCTGATGTTAAATCACTAGGATTAGTCTGAAGAATATAACTTGCTGTGGTATTATCCCAAGGTTGTGGATTATCATCACCATCAGAAGCACCAGTGTAACTCCATAAATTACTTATATCTTCAATTAGAACTACGTCGCCTTCCCACGAACTTACAAAGTCAGTCCGCAGCCACTCGTACTCAGCAACGTCTGACATTCTTCGTCTATATGGATAAACAAACGTAATATTAGTTGGAGAACCAACTGCCGCGGAAAGATCACACGGACTACCGTTAGCATAAAATCTTACATAAACGTCACTACCGGCGCCAGAACCACTAAAGTCAGCCCCGTCATGTAATTTACCATATATAGTATAACCTGAACTATCTTGAATCTCACCGTCAGTATCAGTGTTAATTATGTCAACTCTACAAACATTATCTGCTCCGCCTTCATCATAATAGGTACCAGAATTAGTAACACTATTAAAAATTGGCAGGCCTCTGCGGTCAGTAGGTATAGCATAAGTAGCTGTCGTGGGGGAAATTAATACACCAGTAGACGTACCTGAAACTGTATAACCACTACCACTATTATCATCACTAACAGCAATAATAACAGTTTTAGAATCAAGAGTATTACCCTTGATATTAGCCAAACTCATTTGTTTGGTAGTAGTGTTACCACCATCAGTATTGGTAGGATCAAAGTAAGTACCAGGATCATCGTACCAATTAGTATTACCTTTGACTTGTTTAAATAGCGTTCGCAAAACGTTCATATCAGCTTCTAATGTACCAGAGACTGAAGGTTCGGCTATCGCGGGCAGATTAGCAGAAGAAACAGCATCATCGTAAGCGCCTGAATTTCTAATCTGCTCTAATTGTCTAAATAAACTTCTAGCCATCGACTCACCCTCCCTAATTTATTTATTAGTCGAAGAGGTCTACCGCATAGTACCAGAAGATAATTCTTTTATTCTCCTAAGCAAAATATTTCTTAAACTATCCTTATTTGGCCTTTGCTTAGCTTCGTTTTCAGCGTACTTCAATAGTTGTATATCACTTATTTTAGGTACCACATCGCGGGCCTTTCTAACAGACAAACCGACCACATCGGACACACTTAAATTAGTAGTAGACACTATTGGCGGTACGAATTCTTTAGCCTTATCGTAAGGCTTAACATCTTCTTTTTTATCGGCCTTAACTACCGGAGTCTCTTCGTAAACCGTTTCATCTTCCTTAAAGATTTGCCATTTATTATGATCTTTAAGTTTAACAGTTCTTAACCAGGTAATAAATTCTTCACCTGGCTCTAACCCATGTTTCTCACCATACTGCTTATACAAATCATCTAAAGAAACCACAGCCCCAGGAGCTATAGCTCTTTTCATAGTATGGGCCCACAAGTGAGTCATATTCTTTACATAACCGTTCATAACAATCTCTTCTCCTTTACAATGAAAAATACAACCTTGGCCTTTTCTTATGACTTTATTCTATCTATTATAAAATGCATTATATTAGATAATCTATGAAAAACCATAACAAACATAAACCAAATTAAAACATCAAACAACAAATCAAACTTATACAAACAAAACATAAGTGTCGAAAACAAACTTACCCATACAGACAAACAATAAGGACATTCTACTACAGCGTGAACAAACTCAATAAATTTATTTTTTCTTTTACTTAATAAAAAAGATCTGAATGGGCTAAATAATTCTGACTTACTTACTATATTAGTTACAGATTCTATAAATATAACTAAACAAAAAATTTCTATTACTAAATTCATAAATATATTCTTCTATATAATAAGCGGTTAAATAATTACAAACTTCATTTATACAATACCTTACAAACTATTAAGCTTATAAGGTATTGTATAATTTTGATTCTTATAGACTTCTATCAATAACTCCCATACCCAGCATTCTAGGATCAAGGCAGGCAAAACCAAGTTCGGCCCAACCAAAGAACCCTTGCTGTTGCGAACGGAGCAATGTAGGATCATCATATGCTTCATATTCCTTCCGGATCGGCATAACGAGAGAATCATTACCAGTAGAATCAAAACCTATTACCTGAGTCTCTCCCAATGTACCTACAGTACCATCAGCATTAGTCAAATTAGGATTATCAAGGGTATACTGATTATAAGTGTTTCCACTATCAGCAACAAACTTACCAAATTCAGAAGTGTAACCATTGATATTATAAAGACCTGTTGCTCCCAAATGCTGAATTTCATGCATAGTAACATTCCATATACTTCCCATCCCAGAAGCTTGAAAAATTTCTCTACGTGTAATAGGATCGATATCAGTATCGGTCCACTCACGAATATCAGCAGCGTCCTCGGGAGAAATATAAAGATCGGTCAACTGACGGCCTACTCTCTTGAAACCAACCATCATTTTATTAATGAGTTCCTTGGAAAGGTAACCAGCTCCAGTAGAAGCAGGATTGATTTCATAAATCGGAGCAGGTCTGGAACCTAACAGACCCTTACCAGAGAAAGACGATGTACAAGCAGGCATAATAACTCGCCAACCACACTCTTCCTCATAGTCTGCCAACTCCTTAGCGACCTTAGCAGCCGAGCGTTGCGCTATATCAATACGAGAATCACGAGCATAAGTAATCTTCCACTGTGCAGAAGAATTAATAGCAAACGTCGGGACGTATACTTCTTCACCTATACCTTCAATAAAGTTTTGAGCCATATACCCAAGCCCTGGAAGAACCCAAACGGGAATTTCAAAATCTTCGGCTACAGGATAAACAGCCTGGGCACCTGGTGCCAGCCGTTCAACTGCAAACATTCCACGCATAACGGATTCCATCTCTATTTTCTGAAGGATAGGAGTTGTTATAGCAGCCGCAAACGCTTTAAAAGCAGCCTCGCCGGCAGGGCCGACTTCAGCAGTAGCTTTAAACAGTTCTTGCATTTCTTTGAGTTCCATAACTTCAACTCCTCCTATATTTAATAATTAAGGAAGCGCCAATAAAATATGACGCTTTAATCCTTTTTAATTTAAATTATATCAAAAGCTTTACCCTAATCGGGTACAAAGTAGTGTTATTAAAATTCGCCTGACACTTAGCTAGACTAGCTCCCTTCATACACAAAGCTACAGCAGTCGTCTGACCATCAATATAAGACCCGTTGGCCTTATCTGTAGCAGCTGTACCTACAGAAACATCTGTACTGTTATTAGTCAGCTTAGCTTCGTCGGCAGCAACATACAGCGAATCGCCCGGTTTCATATTGTCACCAGACCCAATAACACTTGCTGTCATGTCACAAGTATAATGCACGGTATCCCATATACCTAAATGGGCAACACCCAAAGGTGCTTCCTTCGTACCTTGGATATTTCCATTACTGTCGTAGTCTGGCTGCGCAACAACGTCACTGGACCCCAGATCGCCCGGCATCATAAACCCAGTCGGGTGTACCTGATGATATCCAGTCTTAATCTTCTGCATAGCTATACCAAAAGGCGTAGCAGTAACCCCATGAGCCATCTTATAAACAATGGGGTCCTGATTAGTAGCGGCAGAGTACAGATAAACAACAGAACCAGCA